CTTCGTAGCAGTTTCAAGTTCTTCAACCTTAGACAACTTCGTTCCTTGAATTTCTTTTTTAAACTCATGGGGAATGCCTTGCTTACAGGTAGGACAGTCATCGTGCTTCTCGTAGAAATCTAACTCTTGTCGGATTTTTCGGAGCTGGGTGTTAAACTTGTCTTTGAAGGCTCCAAGTTTTCTTCTTTTTTCTTCAGGGTTCCCCAGCGCAGCCTTCTCTGCTGTAAGTTTCTCAACTGTTGCCGCCGCATCTGCAATCGTCTTGTCGAGGACATTTATTTGCTCCTGTATCTCTGTAATTTTTTTGGCTTTGTTTTCTTCTAGCGTTTCTATATATTGTTTCTGAATTTCTGCCTTCTGCTTGGCAACTTCCATTTCAGTTTCAATATCTCTAATAGTTTCACGAAGAACATTCTGCTTGTCTTTAAGGACACTATTCATCACAGTAAAGATTTGAATGTCTAAAATGTCTTCAATGATCTCCCTTCTTTGCCCAAGAGGCAATTGCATGAAAGGCGTAAACGATGCACTACCTAGTATAACTATCTGAGTAAAGGATTTGTAATTTAATTTTAGAATGGATTCTTCAAGATACTTTTGTGAATCACGAACAGCGGCATCTTGGTCTACAAGATTTCCATCACAATGAATTTCAAACAGGTTAGGCTTGGCACCCCTTTTTATTAGATATTCATGTGTGCCAATCCTAAATTCAATTTCAACTTCCAAAGATTTGTTATTGATAGTATTGATTAACTGTGGCTTAGTTATACTTCTAAAAGGTTTGTTAAACAACACATAGCAAAGAGCATCCAGCATAGTAGATTTACCACTGCCGTTTTCACCCACAATAAGAGTAGATGGACTCCGAGTAAACTCTATCTCTGTAAATGCATTGCCTGTAGACAGAAAGTTTTTCCATCTAAGTTTTTCAAAATAAATCATATAAGCCTTATATATTCTGTGCTTCTATGTACAGAGTTCTGAGATAATTTTGTAATCTTTCTTTGTCAAGTTCGGTTTCAATATTATCAACATACTCATTAAGAAGAGTCATTGTATCCTCAAGATTTATGTTCTCTTCACCTACTGCTTCATCTTCAAACTCAGAAAAATCTTCAATGATTTTCAATTCGACAAGATTGCAATTATACAGATTGTCAATGATTTTGTCAAACTGTGCGAAGTCCGTTTTTCGTACTACAATGACCTTAACACATGTTCTTTCAAGTTTCTCATAATCTATCTTTTCCATCTCTTTTGAGTCATCATAATAGATTTTATGGAACATGTTATATGGGTTTTGTATAAACTCAAATTCTAGCGACTCCGAATCCAGTATATGAAATCCTCTAGGGTCGTCATAGTCAGACCATGTAATCTCATAAGGATTGCCCAAATAATATATATTACCGTTACGGTCACGATGGTGAAAATGCCCAGAGCAAACAAGATCAAAATTATTAAATATGCTAGGATCCATACCATGCTCGTTTTTAACGCCCTTGTACATCTGAAAGCCAGCGAGTTCAAAGTGTCCGAAACATACTGTAGCATCGGTTTCCTCCATAGCAGTCCTTGACTGCTGGTAGTTGTCACTGCATATCCAAGGCATAAGAAGAATTTTTTGCCAGCCAAAAATTACTTCGCTTGGTTGTTCATACAGTTTTATGTTGTCGTATTCTCTCAACAAAAGGTTGGGAGAATTAATTTCATTTGTGTTCTTAAAGTAGGTATCGTGGTTACCTGGAATAAGGTGAATATCTATTTCCAGTTCTTTTGCCTTATCAAAAAAATACTCTTTACAACTTTTTAGAGTATTGAAGTTGATGTATTTTCTTCTATCAAAAATATCACCAAGGTGTATAACAGTTTTTATCCCCTGTTCTTCTAACTTAGGAAAAAAACAATTATCATAAAACGACTTGAAAAAATTGTCGAACGGAATGGAGTCAGACCTAGCACCAAAGTGCGTGTCTGTTATCAAGGCAATTCGCATTAGGCTTTATAAATCCCAGAGTTGGCGCCGTGTTCCATGCATTCAACTTCTACACACTTGCAACGACCATTTGTGATGTCTTGTACCAAATTATTGGCATAATGAAAAACTATTTCAGCAAATTTTTCGCACCCTACACCAGATATTACCACAACATCTGCAAGACCTTTTTCTTCAAGATTAAGAAAGTCTTTGATGTTGGGATCGTCTTTTGCAACAACTAGTTTGTGGTCAAACATTTCCTTCAGCCACTCTTTTAATTTCTTTAGACCGCCAAAGTCAACAACCCAATTTTTATCATCAAGTACTTCAGCACTGAAGACAAGTCTAAAACCTAAAGAGTATCCATGTAACAATGAACAATGACTATGTGTTGCATTCGGTTGCCTAAACACAGCCGACAAACCTTCTTCATGACCATAAGTTTTTGTAGAATAATGTGGCATAATATTAACCTTTCAATGTCTCAATCATATTGCTTGCAGTAAAATATTCTCTGCGTAAAAATTCACGATTTCCTTGTATGTTATTTATCATGTCATCAGTGTAATAATTAGACATCATGTGACGAATAAGACCGACAAGCAAATCTTTATTTTTTTCGTATGCTTTAAAACTGCTAGTCCATTCAGGAGAATACTTGAAGCAATCATAGTACATCTCCTTGTAAGATAGCGTGTCGGGCACCAGAGGCATTCCTAGACTGCATAAAATCTCATAACAGCCGATACCCAGAGTCTCTTGTAAGTTAGCAGAAAACACCATCTTAGCTTTACCGAGAAGTTTATGATACTCGTCCTTTGTGAGATTTTCTTCCTGACACATAATTAACTGATACTCAGGAAGTTGTTTCTGCAAATCTCTGAAAATCTCAGGCTGTTTCTCAGGAGCAATTCTATGAGGAAACAAAATGATATCTTCCTTTTCAGGAGTAATGTAGTGAGCATAGTAAGACATGGGCCAGCCTGTTCTAGTAATCTTACCACTAGGCATATAATTCATGCGACCATCTCTAGGGTCTTTGCCAAGCAAATTTTCTAAGAACATATCAATGTGAAAACCAGAAGCAAAATAGTTATAGTCAATTGCTTCAAAGTATGCCTTCTCAGTATGCCGCACCCATCGGGCATCGCCGATTAATCTACCCAAGAAGTCTTGAGGATCGTAACTGCCAGCATGCCATAGTGCATGAATTTCTGCCTTAACACCTAGCAGTTCAATCATGTATTTGAGATTGATGATGCCTGGATGCCACGCATCTGCAAACAAAAACTTATCACCATCCTTAACAAGATTTTTCGTAAACAGTTCTGCAATCTTTTGTACTTGCACTGACTTATATACATTCGTACCCGAGAAGTTTAGAAATGCTCCTGGGGTAGCACACTCAGCAATATCATCAGGACCATCAATAACCGTGACATCAAGTCCTTGCTTTTTCAGGTACGCAGGAAACTCAGTTTTCCACTGAGCAGTGTATCTCGTTTCAACATATTCTAAATCAATCAGATATATCATATTCTACAATACCACCATTCTCATCATCTTCATATACTTCAACTTTGCAATACCTATTAGGGTAATTGACAATGACATAATCTAATAAATCCTCTGCAAGCATTTCACATGATTTATTATTCGCTTGCATAGTTCCATCTTTAAAGAGATTTTCAAGTTCTCGTTTGAATAAAATAAATTCTACATCTCGGTCATCATGAAACACACCCAGAGTAACATAGAAGTGAAACATGTGACGATGAGGATACTGTAAAAACTCTACACCAGGCAAATCTTTTGCGGCAGGATATTTGTGTATACCTTCTTTCTGAAAAGAAACTTTAATATAAGATTTTCTCATGCAAATAAATCCTCTAAAGAAGGAGGAGCAGATTGCCTGACAGCCATAGACTTCATCGCCCCACCCAAGTATTGGTCAGACTCCCATTTTCGGTAGTCATCTATATTTTTTATATTATACAGATTTCTGTATTGATGTTCAAGCCTCAAACTAACCGAATACTTCAAAAGTTCTTCTGGATCCATGAGCAACCTTTCAACAACGGACATAAAGTTTCGGGTACTCTGCAATACAACTAAGGTCCTGACTCGCATCCACATGTACATAGTGCCACCCATTTTCTCATAAGCACCAAAACCGTTGTTAAGAACATTATAAAAGTCTTCGAGAGTAGTACCTACAGGTTCTGTTTTAGAGATGTCATCATATATCATTTGATAGTTAGGACTCCACTCTCTGCCAATACTCAT